TTTCCCAAATGACTACTTCCTATCAACCCAATGTCCTTGATACCTCCTACAACGGGTGGGAGAATTACGAGACCTGGAATGTTGCTCTGTGGATCAACAATGACATTGGGTATCATCACTTAGCAGCAGAGGCAGGTAATTATGAGGACTTCGTGGATTGTCTGGAAGCAGTTAGTTTCAATGACCTAAGTACACCTGACGGAGTATCATACCGAGACCCTAAAGTTAACGTGGTACAACTCAACTCTGACGTGTTCGACTTCTAGGTCTTAAGTTACACTGACCCTGAGAGTAGGGGTCATTAAATATACACTCTCATACACACAGTTAACTACTTTTTCTTTTTTATCATGTCTCTCTCGATTGCACTTAGTCTGCTTGCACAAGGTAACAACGGTGCTGAAATCTTGACCATTCTCGATACACTTGTTTCTGATATTGAGCAAGAAGGTATTAACTCTTGTGCGGAGGTCTTCGAGGTCTGAATGTAACTCACTGAGTGCTCCCTGGTTAACACTGGGGGGCACTTATGTTACGTTTGGCAGTATATCCCCGTGAGCAGTGTTATGGCGTTGGGGGCGTTGCGGTGCGGGGGGCGTTGCTAAAAACGCTATACTACCCTAACCTACAGAGGTGACAAATCGACCTGTAAATATAAAGATCAAAAAAAATTTCCCCCAGGTATGAGAAGTCATAAAACCCCTTTCAGGAAAAGAATTCCCTATTGGAACTTCTGGAGAGTTATACTTGCAGGTTGGATAATAAAATACCCTAAAATTGTGTGGATCCCTATTGTATTCTCAGTGATACTGATATATAATGCGATAGTAAAATAAGTTACTATTAAAAAAATTCTGGGAAAAATTTTTCACAAAATATGGAAAAAATATATCATATATACGCAAAAGACATATGTATAGTTCACTCTCTAAAAGAAGAGGAATTTGATGCTACCTGGAAATCATTGAATAATATGATTGGTTTGTTAAAAACTGATTATACTGAAAAGGATCTTTCATATGAAGAATTAACTATAAACAAAGAAGTAATCTTAAATTCTTCACATTGACAAAACCCTATATAACTGATAAAATTAATTTGAAAATTAGTAAAAACTTATGGCAAAAGGATTCACAGTAAAAGCAGCAGCACCTCAGAAAACTGCTGAGGATTGGGACTATGATGCAATTAAGGAAAGAATGAAAGGAAAGAGTATTGTTTTCTGCTTACCTGGCAGAGGATGTTCTTTTATCTTTTTAAAAGCATTTGTACAACTTTGTTTTGATATTGTACAGAATGGAATGAGTATTCAAATTTCTCAGGACTACTCATCAATGGTTAACTTTGCACGGTGCAAATGTTTGGGTGCAAATGTTCTTCGTGGTCCAAAACAAATTCCTTGGGATGGTAAGTTGCAATATGACTATCAACTATGGATTGACTCGGATATTGTCTTTGATACAAACAAGTTCTGGCAACTTTGTGATTTAGCACTGAATAAGGATGGAGAAGACAAAGAGATTGTTGGTGGATGGTATGCAACAGAAGATGGACACACAACCTCTGTCGCACATTGGTTAGAGGAAGATGATTTCCGCAAGAATGGTGGAGTGATGAATCATGAAACCGTTGAATCAATTAGCAAGAGGCGGAAACCTTTCACAGTTGATTACAGTGGATTTGGTTGGGTCCTCATTAAGAAGGGTGTTTTTGAAAATCTAGATTATCCTTGGTTTGCTCCTAAGATGCAAGTCTTTGAATCTGGTGCAGTTCAGGATATGTGCGGAGAAGATGTTTCATTCTGTCTTGATGCTATTGAGAAAGGCTTTAATATCTGGTGCGATCCTCGCATTCGGGTGGGACATGAAAAGACTCGTATTATTTGATTTTAAGGAGATAACTTATGGCTTCTAAAGGTGGTATGAATAAGACGGTGTTCAACGTAGGAGCACCGAAGAAAACTCGTCAAGGGAAAAGTTCTCGAACTTTGCTCTCGGCAACTTCTCGTAATGCAAAACAAAAGAAATATCGAGGACAAGGAAAAGGTTAAATAGTATCAAAGATGCATAACTTAATAGTATGTCATGTTTAATCACCAACCTACCTTCTGAGGAGGTTTGGGTTCGTAAAGAATACTTAACTGATCATCAAAGTGGGTTTGGAGAGTTTGTAAAAGGCGTTTGGGTATCGGCAAAGTCGATACCTGGGCGCACTTTTTATTTTGAGACTTACTTACCAGAGTATGCTGCAATGTATGACAAACTACCAATCAGTGCGTTTTTGTCTCGTCCAGAAACTCCGAATCCTGATATGGATTTACCTAACTTACAATTCTGGAACTGCATGGATTATGGTGTAGTATCCATTTGTAAGCAATTTATTGGTTCTATGGACTATGAATGCTATACAAGAGACCATGGACCTCAGAAAGGTTCTTACATTTGCACTTTAGATAACTATCATCAAGATCCAGATGTAATTGACTATGCAACTTCAGAGAATCCTGCAGAGCACAAGTCATTTAATCTTATTCAACTATATAATGGGCAGTATGCACTCTATCCAAACAATAGAATTCGCATATATGACAACAGTTTGACGCCAGAAAACCCCAAAACACCCGATTTTAAAGTATCCACAAGATACTATCAAGTTGAAAACAGTTATGAACGTCTTGCAATGGGTAATGAGGACGAATATTTCTGGAAAACATCACAAGAACGGGATAGCAACCCCGAAAAAAGTTCTGATTTAACAAATCAGGAGCTAAAATGACTAAACAAGTCGATAAAGATCAAAATTTTATAAAAAATCAGTGGGAAACTGAATATTTGGCAAGTGAATATGGTTGGGAGGACAAAATTGAACCTCAAAAGATGCTTCGTGAGATTACAAATGACCTTTTAACCCCCAAAAAATCCGATTTTGCTATACAAAATGAAATTCATGAAAAAATTCGTAACGATGATGACTATGATGATTGGGAGTATGGAACTGAACCAATTTATGAGTCAAAAATCCTTTATAAATAAGATAGAATTGTAATAATCAATGCCTTTAGAAAGGGTAAGTCAAGGTTTTAAGGACATTAGTATGACATTTCAGAACAATCCTCTGACTAATGATTTGATCGCCCTTAAAAATGAGTCTGCAATTGCTCGTTCAATACGAAATATTGTATTTACCCTTCCTGGTGAAAAATTTTTTAATGAAAATTTTGGTTCTAGAGTAAGTAGGTCATTATTTGAAAACGTTGATGAAATTTCTGCATCAATTATCAATGATGAAATTCAAAATTCAATTATCAACTTTGAACCAAGAGTAAGTTTAATCGATGTTCAGACCATTCCTGATTATGATAATGGTGGTTTTAATGTAATTATTGTTTATAGAGTAGTTGGTGCTGACGTTCCAGCGCAGCAATTAGAGTTCGTTTTGCAGCCAACCAGATAGATGTCATTAGTAAATTTTTCAAACCTAGATTTCAATCAAATTAAAACTACTCTTACAGAGTATCTAAAATCTAATTCGAATTTCACGGATTATGATTTTGAAGGATCAAATTTATCGTCTATTATTGATGTATTGGCATACAATACTTACATCACATCATATAATGCAAATATGGTGGCAAATGAAGTTTTTATTGATAGTGCTACTCTTAGAGAAAATGTAGTATCACTTGCAAGAAATATTGGATATATTCCACGTTCAAGAAAAGCTGCCGCGGCAACAGTAAGTTTTTTCATTGACACATCTAGCATAACTCCCACACCATCCTCTCTAACCCTTCATAAAGGACCTGTAGCAAGCACCTCAGGTAGTTTTGGTAATCAGTCATACGTGTTCTGTATTTTAGAAGATATAACGGTTCCCGTGTTTAATGGTGTAGCAACGTTTGATGATCTTAAGGTATACCAAGGAACTCTTCTAACAAGCAGATTTACTATTAGTACTCGAAATTTAAATCAAAAATTTATTTTGCCAAATAGTGGTATTGATACTGATTTAATTTCTGTAACTGTAAGAAATAACGAACAATCTACTAATTCAACAAAATATACTCGTCAAGATAATATTTTTGAAATCAATCAAGATTCTAAAGTTTTCTTTCTTCAAGAAATTGAAGATGAAAGATATGAACTTATTTTTGGAGATGGAATATTTGGTAAGAAACTTGAAGAGGGAAACTTTATTGAAGTTGGGTATATCACTTCAAATGGTGATAGTGCAAATGGTATAAATCAATTTACATTTGCAGGGAGAATTACATATAATAGAAACTCTACAGAATATGCAGTTACTTCTGGAATTTCATTACTGACCACAGGATTAATTGCGTCGGGTGGAGAAAATATCGAATCTGTTGAATCTATCAAAAGATATGCACCAAGAATGTATGCATCTCAAAATAGAGCACTTACTGCAAGTGATTATGAAACATTAATTCCTGCAAAAATTTATCCAGAAACTGAATCTATTTCTGTATTTGGTGGAGAAGATTTGGTTCCTCCTCAATATGGAAAAGTTTTTATTACCATCAAACCAAGAACTGGTGATTTTTTACCAAACTTAATTAAAGAAAATATTAAACGTGACCTTAAAAAATATTCAGTTGCTGGAATTGTTCCTGAGATTTTAGATTTGAAATATCTTTATATTGAGATAAATTCAAAAGTTTATTATAATACTAATCTTGCTCCAAGTTCTGATTTTGTATCAAGTATTATACAGGGTAACACAACCAAATATGCAGAATCAACTGAATTAAATAACTACGGGGCAAGATTTAAATATAGCAAATTTCTAAAAACTATTGATGAAAGCCATGAGTCAGTAACTTCAAATATCACAACAATTCAAATGCGAAGAGACTTGAGAGTTGTATTAAACACATTTACTGAATATCAAATTGGTTTTGGGAATGAGTTTCATATTCATAGTATGAGTGGTTTTAATATTAAATCTTCTGCGTTTAGAGTATCAGACATACTACAAAATGTTTATATTTCAGATCTTCCAAATTCAGATGGAAAAACTGGATCTTTATTTCTATTCACAGTTCCAGCATTAAATTCAACAACACCAACGATAGTAAAAAGAAACATAGGTAGAATAAATTATAAACAAGGTATAATAATTATAACTCCAATAAATATTCAAGCAGGGAAAATAAAAGATGGTCAAACAATTGTTGAGTTCTCAGCAACTCCACATTCAAATGATGTAATTGGATTGAGAGATTTGTATTTGCAACTAGATATTAGTAATAGTAATTATGAAATGATTCCTGACAATATTTCATCTGGAAATGATCAATCTGCATCTAATTACATCATATCTTCAAGTTATGCAAACGGTCTTTTAATTCGTTCAACAAGTAACATTGAAGCAGGTGCAGTTGCTACACCATTTGCAACCTCATCACTGGGATTGTCTGGTCTTTCAACCCCATCTTCAACATCAACAGCATCTTCTACTCCTACTTCTTCAGGACAAACATCTTCTACTCCTCCTACTTCTATTTCTACTCCTTCTTCTTCAGGACCATCATATTCTTCAGGATATTAATAAAAAAAATAAATCAATAAAATGACAGAAAAAAGAATTCAGTTTAGTAATATAGTTTATAACCAACTCCCGGCGTATGTTAGAGAGGAGTTTCCACTAGTCGCTGAGTTTCTTTCTGAATATTATCGTGCTCAAGAGTTTCAAGGAGCCCCTATAGATTTAATTCAAAATATTGATGAATATATCAAAGTTGATAAAATAACGAATCAAGTTGACTCTATAATCTTGAATGATAATGTTACATCTTTTGATGCTACTTTAAATATTAATATTATAAAGTCTCCTTCTGGAACTCATGGATTTCCGGAAAAATATGGTCTATTAAAAATTAATGACGAAGTAATTACATACACTGGAAAAACCTTCAATTCTTTTACTGGGTGTATTAGAGGATTTAGTGGCATTGATTCTTATAAATCTCAAAATCGTTCTGACCAATTAGTATTTTCTAAATCAGAATCTGCAAATCATCTTGCAGGAGATAAAATTTTTAATTTAAGTTCTTTATTTTTACAAGAATTTTTATTAAAAATTAAATATCAGTTAACTCCGGGATTTGAAAATAGAACTTTAGATAATAATTTAAATCAAGCATTATTCATTAAGCAATCAAAAAATTTTTATGGAAGTAAAGGTACTGATGAATCTTTTGAAATATTATTCAGAGCTCTTTATGGAGAAGATGTACGTATTATTAAACCAAAAGAATATCTTTTTAGACCATCTGATGCACAATATCAAATAACGACAGATTTAGTTGTAGAAAGCATTGAAGGTAATCCTGAAAATTTAATAAATTCTACTTTATTTCAAGATCAATATTTAGATTTTACAAAAGCATATGCACCGATTACAAATGTAGAAAAAATATCTCTTAAAACTGGTACTGGATCGTACTATAAACTTAGTATAGATTCTGGTTATAGTAAAGATGCTGGACTTGATGGATCAATATATGGAGAATTCAAAGTTCACCCACAAACTAAAGTAATTGGTCAATATAATTTAAACACTTTTATAGTAACTAGTGTAGTAAATCCAGGAACACCACCACCAAATAAAGTTTGGGCAATTGATGGACTAACTCAACAACAACTGACTTTAGTAAGAGGGAGTACATATAGATTTGATACATCAGATTCTTCCAATACTGAGCATATTCTTATATTTCAAACAACATTTGGAAATTCTCTTTCTTCACTATATTATTCCATATTGAGTAATGGAGTTCCAGGACAAGCAGGATCCTTTACTGATTTAACTATTGATGTGAATGCTCCAGTTGAAGTAATAAAATATAACTGTTCAAATCATAATGGGATGGGTGCAGATATTAGAATAACTGGCACGTCTGATGATCTCACAACTCTTGATGTTGATTCAACCATAGGATTTCCGAATAGTGGTGAACTATACGTTACATATAATGATCAAACACGAGGCACCATATCATATAAGTCAAAAAGTGTAAATCAATTTTTTAAATGCTCAAATATTACAGGAATAATTAATGATTCTGCAAATGTTGGCATTAATACTTATGCAAGAGATTATGACAATAATATTAAAGTAAGAATTACTTCTGTCATTAAAGATCTTGCTTTAGTTGATGATACCTACTATTTGAAAAAAGGAAATACTTGCAAGATTAAAACTTTAGGAATTAATTCTGAAGATATAGTTTCAAATAATTGGTTTTTTAATATTTTAACTTTATATGATGTTGAATCAATTATTTTAATTGATAATACCGATAAAACTTATAAAATTACAACAAAAGTAGATAATTTTTTCAAAATAGGAGATAATTTAAAGTTAATTAATAATTTTGGAGTTGAAAAAAATTCTAAAGTAATTGACATTGTTTCAAAAAAATCTTTTAATGTAAGAGGTCAAGGAGAATTACAACTTACTAGCACTTATACAATAAAAAGAGAAGTTTTAAGACCAACTTCTCCAGTATTTCCTAATATTTCTATTTTTACTGCTAATGTTCAAAATGTATATAAAGACGGTAATAAAGTTATAGTTGCATCACCATCTATTCCAAACTATAACGACCAACCATTAAATGTGGCATCAAAAGAAATAATTTTTTCTGGAACATTTATTTCAGACATCTTTAAAATTACTTCTACTAAAGACCATGGATTTTATACTGGAGATGCAG